CCGGCCCCCCCTCGTTTTGGTTGCCCGTCCCTTTGGGGGGGGGGGGGGGATGTAGTGAGGAGGGTGTGCCGCCAGCACCACGGACGCACGGCCCGGCGGGACGGCCTCCCTCGCCCCTCGCCCTGCACACACGACGACACGGAGGGCCTGTGTCACGCGGCGCACGGCCCGCTCCGTGGTGCGGTCGACACACGTGGCCTACGTGCACGGCCTACCGCCCCCCTGCCAGCTGGGGGGACCTACCGGGGGGTCCGTGCGCTGGTGGCCTACGTGCGCGGCTCCTGCACGGTGCCGCCCTAGCAGCCGGACCGCCCGTGGCACGGCTGGCGCGTCGAGGCCTGTAACACGCCGTGATCGCCGTTAACCACGCTTGAAGCTTGACGCCCCCCGCCGCCCGTGGTAGGTTGGGCCATCGAACAGGAGAGACCCCGATGCAACCGCCCCCCGCCAAGCCCGACGCCGACGCCGACCCGCTCTTCGTCCTCCCCACCCTGCTGGAGCAGATCGGGGAGCTTCGGGACGCCCATCGCGACCTGACCGACCAGAACCGGGCGCTGCACCTGCCCGAGACGTGGACCGACCCGGCGGACTTCGCCGCGTTCCGCGCCACGCTCGAAGCCATCGACTACCACACAAGCCGGGCGGCTGACCGCATCCGGCATGACGAGGCCTTCGCGGACGCCCACGTGCGGCAAGCCCGCATGGCCCTCTGGCGCGCACAGGAGTTGGTGGCCGAACCGCTGACCCCGACCGAACAGGAGGAGGCGTGGCAGGAGGCCCTAGGCATCGCCGGGGATGAAAGCACCAAGGACCGCGCAACCGCCCTGCTCGACGAATGGGGCAAGACCGGGGCGCGGGACGCCATCGCCTACCTGCGCGAAGAAGACCCCGACGCCTGACCGTTAACCCGATCTTAACCCCCAAGGGCGCGGGATGCGCCAACAGGAGAGACGACCATGCAGACCCCCCGACTACCCGGCCTTTGGGCCGTGATGCGCGACCTAGCCGAACGGGCCATGTCCATCCGCACCGAACAGGCGACGGTTCCGCCGTCCCGCTACGACCTGACCCTACGGACGACGCGCCGAAGCGTGGTCGAGGCTCAACGCCTGTCCCGGCGGTTGCACGGGCAGGGCTGGGACGCCCGCCTACCCGGCTAGGGAGCCGCTTCCAGGGCCACGGGCGACCGTGCGTCCCCTCGTCCAGCGCGCCCCGGTGTGGCATAGGAAGCCCCGCCGGGGCCAGAGGCATGTGCTGGGTTCGGGACGCGGGGGCCGGGCGGCTGTTACAGGCTGTAACACAGCGTGAACGACGTTAACCACGTTTAGGGCTTGCGGCCCCCCTGCAAGCGTGGTAGTTTCGGGTTACGGCACCTGACGCCGTGAACGGGCCGAGGCCCACAGGAGACACGCCATGACCATCCACGCTAACACCGTCAAGTCCGCCGCCGCCAAGGGCATCGCCCTCACGGAAACGGACACCGCCTACGTCGCCCAACTGGCCGATGGGCGGACCTTCGTCCAGTCGATGGACGACGCCGAGGCCCCGGCCTTCGCCAAGGCCGTCATCGCCGCTCTGGCCTACGAGGCCGACGGGTTCGAGGGCATCCTGCCCACCGAGGCCGTTCGCATCGAACAGCTGCGCGACGGGGACGAACCGTCCGACTTCGTGGCCCGGCTGCTGGTCAACGGGAAGCCCGTCGGCGCGACCGGCGAGTTGGCCCGCGACCCCATCCTCTCGGACCTGATCGCCACGCTCGACGACGAACCCGAGACGCTGGAACAGGTCGCCGGGCTGCGGTCCGACAGCGACGAAGACGAGGAGGTCGAAACGACCGGCTCCGTCGTCCCCGACGTCTTCAAGAAGCGCTACGCCGAAGCGGGCCACCCCGGCCATTGCGGCGACTGGCTCGCCGTGCAGCTGAACAGCCTGTGTCAGGTGTCGGACGGCAAGAAGGTGGTCACCGACCTCGACCGGCTGGAGGCCATCGCGAACGCCAACGACGTCGCCCCGGACCGGGTTGACCGTCTCGGCACCGCAACGAACGGCTGGCAGGGCCGTTACCGGATGACCGTCCGGAACATGCTGGCCAAGCGCGTGGCCGACAAGGGCCACCTGTTCGTGCCGGAAGGCTGCGGCGTCAAGGCCGACGAAGAGCGCCAAGCCCCGCTCGACTGGTGCGAGAAGAACCGCACCCGCGTCAAGGCCAAGGCCCCCGCCAAGGCGGCTGTCGCCAAGGACGAAGGGGCGGGCAAGGCCAGCGCCGCCACCGTCGCCAAGGGCAAGGCCCCGGCTGCTCCCAAGGCCGACAAGGCCCCCGCCAAGCCCCGCGCCACCAAGGCGGCGAAGAGCGGCGTCACCCCGGCTTGACCACGGGCAGGAGGCCCGCTCCCTCGATACGGGGGGCGGGCCTTCGCTTGTTCCAGGGCTAGCTTGACGCCTCGTGCGGCCCGTGCTTAACTGGCTCCGTGGCACACAGGCCACCAGAAGGACCACGACAGGACAGACTTTCGCCTCCTGCTGCTGACGAACCCGGACGGGAGCATCGCCAGCGCCACCCTGCTCAAACACGACGAGCCGGAACACGACGCCACCACCGGCATGGACGCCCACACGTTCGGGCGCTATCTGGTCGAACGCTTCACCTCCGACGCCCCGTGTGTCGAGGTTCACCCGCTGGTCGCGCAAGACGACGCGCTGCACGGCGAAGCCGAGGGGAGGGCCTGATGGCCAAGGCCGAGGGGGCAGCCCCCAAGCCCGTGATCACCCTGCCCCAGCTGGCAGCCAAGCTTGGCCTTGACCGGTCGACGCTGGTTCGGCTGGAGCAGCGGGGCAAGATCACCAAGGCCCCGTTCATCAACCGGCCTTACGTGTGCCGGGTTTACGACGCGGACCTTGAGAAGAAGGTCACCGCCGAGGTCCAGGCCTATTTCCGCGAGCGCGCGGGGGGCAGGGACCAAATCGACGCGGGTTCCGTGCAGCTGGTGGACAAGCCGTGACCGCCCGGCGCTCGATAGACGCGTTCGGCCCGCTGGAGACACAGGCCTTTTGGGCCATGATGCGCTTTCAGGCGGGAGCCGTCGCCCACCTCAACCGGGACGACATGCCCGAGGACATGCGGGAAGCCCGCGACGGGACCTACCGCCTCTCCTTCATCTGCCCGGCCTGTGACGCCGAACACCGGGTGGAAGGCGACTTCGTTAACATGGCCATGGCCTCGCAGGTCCTCCTGCTTCAAGGCACCAAGTCGGTGGCCATCGAACCGCTGGCCTACGCCCTCGCCATGGACGCCGAAGAGGCCAACCACATGGTGGAAACCCAGAAGCCCGAGGACGGGGCCGTCATCAACCACGCTATCGACCGCATCTTCGCGGGAGGAGGGAAGAAGCCATGAGCATCCATGACACATTCCAGGAGAAAACCAGCCTCGCCAAGACCTACGCGGAGGATGGAGCGTTTCGGTCCGCCGCCCGTGTTCTGAACCAGTTGGCCGGGGACCTGATCAAACACGCCGACTGGTGCGACGGGCTGTTGGAAGACGCCATCAACACCGGCACGGGGGCCGCGATGCTGGCGCCCGAGGGCGGGAAGCGGGTCCAGCTGGCCGACTGCCCCAACAGCGTGACCGGCGGGCAGGAGTTCCCCGACGAACCGCACATCCACGGGGGGCCGTAAGATGGGGTTCGCTGGCAATCGACCCATGATACTGGCTGCAGCCGCCGGGCTTGCCCTGTGCGCCGCCGGTTCGCCCGCCATGGCCTCCCCGGACCCGGTGCAAGAGGACTGGCTGCCCGGCTCTTCGGGGTCCAAGGTCGTCCACCGCCGGGGCCGGTTCAAGAAGAACGCCCGCAAGCAACGTAAGGGGAAGAAGTGATGTGGCGCGCGATCGGCTTTCACCTGTGGGGCGGCAAGGACAAGGACGGCTACCGCAAGAACCCCGGCTGCAACCCGGCCCCCGGCCAGCCTGTCTCCGTCGTTCGGCGGGATGGGCTGGTGGTCTTCCGCTGGTCGAACACGATCGACTGGAAGCGCCGGGGGCAGCCGTCCGATATCGCCAAGTGGCGGTTCATGGAGGACTGCTGATGGCGTTCCTCCTCATGTGGGCTTTCGGGTCGGCCGTCTATTTCATCGGATATTGGCGCGGCAAACGCTCCGTGCTACAATAGGGGATAGAGGAGACACCCCCATGGACATGAAGCAATACTACACCGGCATCTTCTACGACGGCAACGGTTACACCGTCGCGACTGTCACCTTCGAGGACGCCACGCAGTTTGGCCCGCTCGGAAGCGTGGGTCGGATGACCGCCGCCCTGAACGAGCAGGGGTTGGAATGGGACGTGATCGCGCTGGTCGCGGTTGCCCCGGAGAGCGGGGGCCTCGTCGCCTTTGGCGAAGCCATCGCGGACGACAAGCTGTTCGAGCCGTGGGACCCCGAGGGGCAGCCGGTCGAACACCCGATGGCGGATATCTTCTTCCGCGCGGACGGGTCGGCCATCGTCCAAACCAAGCCGCCGGTCGAGTAGATGCCGTTCCTTACGCGCGAGGAGGGAGACAAAGCCCGTGCAGCAGGGTTACAGGTGGTCGCTCTGCCCTCCTCGCCCCCGGACGGGCTTGTCCACTACGCCAGCACGAAGCGGCACTTCATGTGCGACCCGCCATCCAGTCACAACAAGACCGGTTCCCCGGATTGGTCGCGCGTCACCTGCCCCGAATGCTTGGGCATGGGGCGGCGGACCGTCCGCATCGACAAGGCCGGGAACAAGATCGAGGTGATCAAGGACCTCACCAAGCCCCGCAATCAGGAGGAAGCCGATGCGCCTACCAACGTGGATACCTAAGATATCCCGGCCCTGGAACCCGGCCTACGGCCCCGTGTGGGACAAAATGTCCGACAACGAAAAGCGTTGGTCGTGGCTGTTCGACGCTTTCGTGGTGGTCGTCGCCCTGTCCGTGTTGGCTTGGGCCAATGGCCACTCTTAGCCTTGAGCGTGTCGGTGAGGACGACCATTGCGGCTGCAGGGTCGAGGAATACCTGATCAACGGCATTGACCTTCACGTCCATTATGAAGATGGCCGGGCTGACGCCTACCTAGATTGGGGCGACGAGGGCCAGTTGGAAATGCCCAGCCGCATGGCGGTCCGTGTCCCGGCCCCCAGCTTGTATCAGCAGCGGCTGGCCGTTCTTCGGTGGGCGAAGGAAATGACACAGTGACTTACGTTCTGATCGCGCTGGCCGTGATCTTCGTTGCGAAGGTGACCCGCAGGAAGGGTCCCCCTTCGATCTAAACTGCGACCCCTTGACCGGCACCGTAGTGGGCTGGTAGTATGGTGGCTCGCGTCGGTGGAGTTGACATGGCCAAGAAACCCGTAATGCAGGTGGTGCGCTTCATCCACCTTGGCGTCTTGCACGAGGGCCAGCTTCGCACGGCATGCGCGCCCCGCAAGCAGATGCAGATGACCGGCGATATCAACAAGGTCACGTGTCACGTCTGCAACGCAGAGTTGGCCAAGTTCTTCGCGTTCATGGAGGACAAGAAGGCCAAGGGTCAGCTGCCGAAATGACCAAGACGCGCAGGGAAATCGACCACCGGGCCGTCACGCTCAAGTTCCTGAAATCGACGGGGCTTATCCCGGTCAAGATCAGGCCGGGGCAGAAGGACGCGTTCCCCGAGTGGGACCCGCGCCGGGCCGGGCAAGAGGACCACACCGGCACCCTTGCGCTGCTGGAGAACGAACCCTCCCTGAACATCGCCGCCCTGATGACGGGCCGGTATGTCGACATTGACATTGACTGCACCAGCATCCTCCTCAAGGACGCCCTGCACTACTTCCTCCCCCGGACCCCCTACGTGTTCGGGCGCAAGTCGAAGCCGAGGAGCCACCGCATCTACGCGCTGCACGAGGACTTCGACCGGGGGCCGTGGTCCGGCGTTCTCCGCTACATCAAGAACCTCAAGCCCGGCGTCATTGACGACGAAAGCTACAGCATCGAGGTCCGTGGCGGGAAGGCAGAGAACGGCCTCTACACAGTCTTGCCCGGCTCCCGCCGGTCGGACGTCAACGAGAACATAGAGTGGGACCACGAGATTGACCCCACCGTCGGAGGGGCTTATGTCAAGATCGAAGCGCTTATCAAGGCGGTCCGCCTTTCAATCGTTGTTGCGGCTATTGCCCCCCATTGGGTCGAAGGCGTCCGCAACGATATGTCCCTCGCCCTCGCCGGGACCCTTTGGCGTATTCGGACCAGCACCCTCGCAGCTTTCGGCCTTGAGCCTGACGACGAAGCGCCAGCGGGCTATTACGTCCTCACCGAAGACGACGCGAAGGCCATCGTTGGGCTGATCTGCGATCTGGCCGGGGACGCCCCCACCGACAAGCGCGACCGGCTCACGAACCTCAAGAACACGTGGCAGAAGCTGGACGGCGAGACGGGCGCGAAGGTGACCGGCGGGAAGGTCCTGGCCGAGTTGATCGGGGGCGACGTCGGCCCGAAGGTCGTCAAGTCCCTCTACCGTCTCCTGTCCGACAACGACGCCGCCGAGGCCATCGAGAAGATGGCGGAGCAGTTCGTAATGTGGTATGGGCCGGGTGTCATCCTCGACCTTGAGCAGGTTAAGGCGGGCCGGATTACGCCGTGGATGACGAAGGAACAGGCCACCAACTCGCTAGGCGGGAAGAAGCTGGCTATCGGGGACAAGAAAATCCCCATCGCTAACATGCTGTTCGGCTCCAGCATCATCAACCGGGTGATGGGCCTCACGTTCGACCCGTCGCAGGAAGAGTTGGTGGTCCAGACGCCCGAGGGGCTGATGGTCAACCAGTGGCGAGGGTGGGGGACGGTTCCCGCAGGGCAGCGGGTTACGAAGGAAGAAATCGAGCCGTTCTACGACTACGTGCTCAACATCGTGGCCGATGGCGTTCAGGAGCGGGCCGAATGGGTCTTCGCGTGGATGGCCGACATGTTGCAGCAGCCCCATAAGAAGCCGGGGACCGCGCTGGTGTTGGTCGGGGTGCAGGGGGCCGGTAAGACGTTCTTGGGGGAGCATATCCTTGGGAAGATCGTCGGCCCGAGCCACTACGGCCAAATCAACAGCATCGAGCAGCTGACGTCGAAGTTCAACACCGGCATCGACAACAAGGTCTTCCTCCAGTGCGACGAGGCCGTGCACTCGTATCAGAGGGACGTCGCGTCCCGGCTGAAAAGCATCATCAGCGACGGGACCCTCGTTATCGAGCCGAAGGGCATCAACAGCTACCGCAAGCCGAACCACCTGCACCTGCTGTTCACGTCGAACGACGAGACGACCGCCATCTTCATCGACCCCTCCCCCTACGAGCGCCGGTTCACGGTGCTGAAAGTCAGCGCAGCCAAGGCGCAAGACCTCGACTACTGGTCCTTCATGCACCTGTGGACCCCTACCGCGCTCCCGAAGATCATGCGCTGGCTGATGGACTACAAGTATGACCGGACGCTGGTTTCCAGGCCCATCCTGACCGAGGCCAAGCAGGACGTGCAGCGGGTCGGCGTGGATGCGGAAGTGTCGTGGATACTGTCCCGCATGGCGTCCGGGTTCGCTCTCGGCAAGCGCAGCCACCGCAACTGGTTCGACGCGTTCCACACGGAACACATCACCGAAGCGGACAAGAAGAACAACGTGCTGGTGCGGGACGTCTGGCCCGACCGCATCCAAATCTCCGTGCTGGAGGAGGACTTCAAGAACTACATTCGGGAGCATGGCCGCACGGTCTATTCCGGGTCGGTCCTCACCAACATGAAGCGCGTCTTCCCCAAGGACGGCATCAAGGCCGTGGCTCAAATGTCGGTCCGGGTGGTCGACCAGAAGTCCGGTCAAGCGGTGGTTGAACGGGTGCGGCTGCACTCCCTCCCCTCGATGCAGGATATCATGACCCACCTCTTCGCCAGATACGGCCCGGTGGTCAACAGCATGTTCGAAGACCTGAAACAGGGAACCCAGCAGGAGGACCTGCCAGAGTTGGCTGCACCCCCTCACGAAGAGGAGGAATTCTGATGGCCGTGGCCCCCTACTGGCGCGAACGCCTAGCCGCCCGCCGCCCCATCCGCAATGACGCCTATTGGGTGGAAGGGTTCGACTACAAGCTGCACGACGACCGCCCCGGCGACACTTGGCCCAAGCGGCTGGCGAAACAGGCGCTCTGGATGGACTATCTGGCGTGGTTCGAAGACGTCTATCTCCCGCCCTTCAAGGAAGCGCCCTACTACCAAGATTTCCCCGATCAGCTGCCGAAGCCCTGCACGGAGGTGGAGTTCTGGGCGGCTATCGCGCCGTTCCTCTACGTCGTGGGCCGGAATATCCAGACGCGGGGGTATTTCGTGTGGGGACAGCGCCAGCATCTTGGCCAGTGGGTCAAGTGCAAGGTGCACCGCAACTTCATCCGCATGGCGGACCACGAAGAGTGCCTGTCCACGTTCGCGATGCAAATGGGCGAGGGTGGGGCCGATGACGTCCGTAAGATTGCGCGGGCGACGGAACGCGCGCACCGGTCTATCGCGACCAACACCGCTAAGCTTCCGGCAAGCATGCGGAAAGCGGATTAGGGGTTGACACGCAATCTTGGGGGTGATAAGGTGCCGTTTTCGGGCATCCCGCCCTCCAACCCCGAGGATACACGACATGGCTGACGCCGCCAAGACCGCCGCCGCCGAAGGTGCGGCCAAGACCAAGGAAAACACCATCAAGGCCACCGGCTCCGCGCCCGTCGCCGACGCTTCCGGCGCCCCGGCGAATGCCGGCAAGTCGATCATCGACGCGAAATATCGCGATGGTCGCTACAAGGAAGGCGACTGGCTGGCCAAGTTCATCGCCGAACAGGCCACCAAGACCCGCGAGGTCGAGAAGAAGGTCCCGACCGGCGAGGACGGCGGCTTCAAGAGGGAGAAGTCGAACGTGCCGGACGGCATCGACGTCGACGCCCTGTTCAAGCTGGCCAAGGCCAACGGCCTCGACGTGGCCAAGTTCCAGGACCAGCGCAACAGCCACGGTTTCCCCGGCCGCTTCCGGATGACCGTGCGGAACATGCTCCAGGCCGCTGCGAAGCGCCGCCACGGCGTCCAGAACGTCGGCGGCACGTGGGTCGCCGCCCCGGCGGACTGGCTGTCCGAGAAGGGCGCGCCCGCCAAGCCGACCCACGAGCAGAACGGGACCAAAATCCCGGTGGCCAAGCCCGCCGCCGAAGCCGCCCCGGCGGCTGACGCCAAGGCCGACGCCAACACGGTCAAGGCGACCGGGGCCAAGCCCGCCGCCGCGCCGACGCCGAAGAAGTAACCCGCCACCGACCCGCTTCTTCGGAATGGGAACGGCCCCCCGGTTCGCTGGGGGGCCGTTTTCGTATGCAAGGGGCCAAGGGTGGACCCGGTGCCCGTCCGCTGGTATAGTGGTGTATCGGCAGACGGCGCTCCCTCGCCGGGTCCGATAGACCGGGGGTTGCACGACCGGTCCAAAAAGCCCGCTCGGGGTCAGGTCCCGCAGCGGGCTTTTTGTTGCCCGTTGACGCCGTAGTGGGGGCGTGGTATGGTGAGGGTGAGGCCAACCCGGCCCTTGTTGATAGGACGACCCTGAAAATGTCTGACACCGTGACCCCGGACCTCGTGTCCGCCCGGCTCAATGCCGGTTCCGCCGCCCTCCGCGAAATCAACGCGGGCATGGAAGAGGCGATCGCAATCCTCCGAAAATCCGGCGACCTGCCCGAAGTCTGCCGCGCCTACAAGGCGATGCAGGACGCCTACGACGCGCTCGACGTTCAGCGCAAGGCCCTCTACGAGAAGCTGGAGGGCATGTCGCGCGGCACCATCCCCGAAATGCTCACCGAAGAAGGCGTGTCCAACATCACGCTGGAATACGGTGACGGCCTGAAATACCGGTTCGGCAAGAACCAGCGCATGTCCTGCTCGATGCCCGACAAGGTGGGCGGCATGGACTGGCTTCGCACCAACGGCGGCGAAGGCCTGATACAGGAGACGGTCAACTCCTCGTCTCTGTCGGCGTTCGCCAAGGACTACGTGACCCAACACGGCAAGGACCTGCCCGACGACTACTTCCGGGTGTCCACGCTGATTTACACCAGCATCACCAAGGCGAAGTAACCTTGGCGTGGGCGTCACCTGCCCGCTTAGTGGTGAGTTAGCCGGGGCCACCGGCACTTTAATGGAACCCTGAAACCAAGGTAAGAGACAATGGCTCGCGCACCCGCAAAAGCTGACCAATCCACGGACCTCGCCAACGTCGGCGCGTCCGCCGTCCCCGCGTTCCTGCAGAACACGGACAAGGGCACCAAGCTGCAGGGGATGGAATCCACCGACTTCATCGTCCCCCGCATCAAACTGCTGCAGGGGCTGTCCGAGGAGGTCGAGGCCTTCGAGGAGGCCAACGCCGGGGACTTCTGGCTCAACGTGCTGGATATCAACCTCGGCAAGTCCATTCGCTTCGTGCCGCTGTCCAACCGGAAGCGGTATCTGCTGCTCCCCCCCATCGGGGACCCGCGCGGCGTTCTGGCTCGGGCCGACGACGGCAAGACCTGGAACACGCTGGGCGAATGGGATATCAAGCTGAAGAATATCCGCAACCCGGTGAAATGGGCGATCGAAGACCTCGACGTCCGCAAGTCGGGTCTGGCGGAGTTCGGCAGTTCCAACCCGGACGACCCGGACAGCAACCCGGCGGCGACGCTGTTCTACGAATATCTGGTCTACCTGCCGGACGTTCCCGAACTGCCTTCTCCGGTTCTGCTGTCGCTGGCCCGGTCGCAGTCGAAGAAGGCGCGTGACCTGAACGGCAAGATAGAGTTCGCCGGGGTCCCGATGCAGGGCCTGATCTTCAAGGCGGGCATCGTGACCGAAACCGGGGCCGAGGGGGACTACAACAACTACCAGTTCTCCCGCGACGGCTTCACCGACGAGGCCACCTTCCTGAAGTGCGTCGAATTCGCCGAGCGCTTCAAGGACTACCAAGCCGCCGATGAAGCGGGGCTTGCCGCCGACGCCGCCGGGCCTTCGGGCGCGCCGGTCGACACGGGCGGGGAGTTCTAACCACCTCCCCCGGCTGACGGGAGGGGCGACGGACGGCATAGCTAGGCGCGCGGGGCCACTGGCCCGGCCAGCCCGGCGCAGCCGCTCCCGACCCCCTCCCGGCGGCTCCCTCGGGCCACGCGGCCCGCCACCCCCTAGCGCTAGGACCCGCGCCATGGCGAAAGTTACCGGCAAGATGATGAACGAGGCGATGCTGGCCGTCTCGAAGTCGATGCAGCCCGAACGGGCCGAGAGCATCCAGCGTCAATACGACAGCATGTCACCGGAAGAGCGGATGCAGATGAACGCCATGAGCGACCTGCTCGCCACCGAGTTGAACAAGCGGCTGGCTTCCTGATGGAGCCGCCCCCCTTCGCCGTGGTGCTAACCCCCGTTGGGTGGAACGCCATGCGCCAGCTGCTCGAAGATGCGGAGCGCTGGGACGACATTGACGACATGCAGGGGCGTCTTGTCGTCGGTGACACGGTTTACGTCCACACCCCCGCCAACGCAATGCCGGAGTTCGAAGTCGATGCTGACGCTGGGTGAAAAGGCCGAAATGGCTCTGCGGGTCGTCCGCGAAGAGCCGAAGATCGCCTTCGACGTCGAGACGTCGGGCCTCGATTGGCGCGTCCACAACCCGGTGGGCTACGTCATTACCGCTTCGGCGGAGCAAAACTTCTACATCCCCATTCGGCACGGCGGCGGCGCTAACCTTATGGACCCACGGTGCCGCCCCCTCGTTACCGCGACGGACCCGATTATCGTCCACGAATGGGAGGAGGCGCTGGCCGACGCCTTCGAAGAGCGCATCCGGCGCGGCTTCCTGACCATCGGGCACCACCTCAAGTTCGACATGCACATGTCGGCCAACGCCAACATTCTGCTGGGCCGCAACTGCGGGGACACGCAGCACAACGCGGCCATGCTGAACGAATACGCCCGCTCCTTTTCACTGGCGAACGTGGCCAAGTCGGAAGGGGTGACCCCCAAGCTGGGGGAGGCGCTTTACGAGCGCATCAAGGAATACACCGGCTGCGCCGAGAGCGGCCCCAAGACGATGGAACACTACTGGCAGCTTCCCGGCGATGACGAGGAAGCGGTGGCCTACTCCTGTGGGGATGGCATCACGACCCTGGAAGTCTGGGACAGCCAGATGAAGGCCATTGCCGAGGAGGGCATGGGGCCAATCCAGCACATCGAAAGCCAGCTGATCTGGACCGTCTTCCGCATGGAGCGCCGGGGCATCAAGGTCGACGAGAAGTATATCGACGCGCTGGTCAAGGCCATCCACGAAGAGCAGACCGCCGCCAAGCTGGTCCTGCCAGAGGGGTTCAACCCCCGCAGCGGCCCGCAGACCCGCGCGCTGTTCGAACAGGCCGGGATTACCAACTGGCCGACGACCGCCATCGGCAACCCGTCGTTCACGGAGGGGTTCCTCAAGAAGTCCACGCTCGGCAAGTCCATCATCGCCATCCGCCAGCTGGAGAACCTTGAAAACACGTTCGTCGGCCCGCTGGTCGAGCGCCATATCTTCGAGGGCCGGGTCCACGCGACCCTGAACCAGCTTAAGGCGGACGACACCGGCACGGTATCCGGGCGCTTCTCCTGCAGCGACCCGAACCTGCAAGCCATCCACAAGCGGAACAAGGTCCTCGGTCGCCGGTTCCGGAAAATCTTCGTCGCGGACCCCGGCATGGAGTTCAACGAGGCCGACTACAGCCAGTGCGAACCCCGCCTGTTTGCCCACTACAGCAAGGAGCCGTCGCTGCTGGAAGGGTATAACATGACCCCCTTCCGCGACATGCACGCTGTTGTGGCGGAAATGATGCAGGTCGACCGGGACGTCACCGCCAAGCGGATGAACATGGGCATCCTGACCGGGATGCAGGTTAACACCTTCGCCGGGCACATGGGGTGGACCGTTGAGGAGGCAGCCGCGAAGCACCGGGAGTGGTTCGAAGTCTTCCCCGGCATCAAGCAGTTTCAAGATAAGGCCAAGCGCGCGTTCAGGGATAGGGGCTACGTGGTCACCATCCTCGGGCGCAAGTGCCACCTTGACAACCCCCGCTTCGCCTACCGGGGGACCAGCCGCATCATTCAAGGCGGTAACGGCGACATTTTGAAGGAGCGTATGCTGCGATGCGACGAGTATCTGGAAAGCGAAGGCGATATCACCCACCTGCTGATGACGGTTCACGACAGTTTGAACTGGCAGTCGCCGAAAGGGGCCGAGGGGGAGAAGCAGTCCCGCGAAATGGTCAAGATTGCGACCGACGTTCAAGGCGAGCCGTTCAACCTGCGGGTCCCGTTCGTCATGGACGTGGGCAAGGGCAAGGATTGGGCCGAAGCCACATACGGACCGGAGTGACCGCCTTGGATATCTGCCTGATCGTCTTCGGCATCGCCGTTCTTTCCACATCGGAGGGCCGCGCGCTCTTCTGCGGAGGCTGACATGGGACGATATGAGCCAGACGTCCAGTTCGAAGGCAGGAGCCTTGGGGCGCAGGGCGCGAGCCTCTATTTCCAGGGTGACTTCTGGGACAAGCCCGAGAACGTGCCCCTGTCACAGTGCGAGTTCGAACCGGACCCGCTATCCGAAGAGCCGGGGCGCGGGACGCTGACAGTCCGGGGATGGCTGGTCCGAAAGAACGGGTGGTCATGAGTGCGCAAGTCGCGACCCGGCGAGGCTGTCTGCAGATGCGCGGCCTACCGCTTCCCGCACCGGTTCAGCGGCGGGGCTTGCACCGGGCACCATCTGGTGGAAGAGCAATGGGAGCGAAGCTACGGAGGCGGCGAGTGCCGGGAGTGCCACAATCTGGACGACGAATGCGGGGTGGCAGCCTGTCAGGTCGTGAACGGTGCGGAACGCACGGAGCATTGCCCGATATGGGCGGAGTATGTTAGAGTTAACGAGATTAGACTGGTAGGACCACGATGGACAAGATAGCCGTATGCGAAATCAGGACCCGCGATCGCCGCGCCTCGTTTGCGACGGCCAACCCGCAGCGCGCCCACACGGAAGGTCGCCGGGTGGCAGATGCGCTGGGGTTCCCGAGCCGGTGGGGGCATAGCCTCTTCGTCACCTGCTTCGAGTTCGTCAAGGTCGAATGCCCTGTCACCCGTCAAGATTACATGACCCCGAAGAGGATAAGACGTTATGGCGCAAGCTGAATTAGCGGTCCAGACGAACATCATCAAGTCGGTCCGCCGCGACGGCGGCTATGGCCGGAAGATGAGCAACCGGTTCGCCATCGGCGTTCCCGACCTGCTGATCGCTCTTCCCCAATTCGCGCCCTGCGTGATTGAGGTGAAGGACTTCGGCAAGGTGGCCGACACGTTCGACCGCCAGATCGAAACCACCGACAAGCAGCGCGACGAAATGAAGCTGTTCAGCCAGCCCTACGAAGACGGGGGCCTCGGGAGGACCGCATTCGTGGCCGTCCGGGTCATCCACCGGGGGGAGGACCGCTTGGTGGTGCTTCCTCGGCTCGCGGAGCGCCTGTCGAGCGCATACGAGGACGACCCACAGGCGTGGAGGAAGCGTCAGGTGGGCCTCTACTACGAACTCTCGCCCATGCTGCGGCGCTGGAAAGCCGCAACGTGCCGCCTCCCACACCACCTCTAAGGAACCCCATGTGCATGACCGACATTAACCCCGGCGCGATGACCGCCCAACAAGTCATCGAGAGCCGCGAAGAGAGCCACGGCGACTATCGGGTGCAAGCTGCCCTGTCGCAAGCGCAGAAGGACCTGCTGCGGGCAAGCCCCGGCTGGGAGCGCCTCGCCCCGGACCAGCGCGAAACCCTGGACATGATCTGCGTCAAAATGTCGCGGGTTCTGAACGGCGACCCGAACACCGCTGACCACTGGCTCGACATGGCCGGATATGCTACACTGGTCCACAATCACCTGACGAAAGGAACACCCCTCTAGATGCGCACGATCAACGAAGCCCTTGCGGGCTGGTTCGAACAGCCGGGGGCATACGTCCTCGTCGACGGACAATTCGGCTCCACCGGGAAGGGCCTGATGGCCGGGGTCCTTGCCCAATACGGCGCGGGGGCCATCACCCATTGCACGACCAACGCCGGACCGAACAGCGGCCACACGGCCTACCTGGAACCCGGCTGGAGCGTCCCGAACCCGGCTGCGGCTACGGAAAACGAGGCTCTCCCTCGGGAACGGAAGATCGTCACCCAGCAGGTTCCGGTGGCGTCGGCCTTCCTGTCGCTGATGGGCTACCCGAACGTGACCTACATCAACGCCGGGGCGATGGTCGAGGAGGAAATCCTCCGTCGTGAGGTCGAGGAGTGGCTCGACTACCGTTCCGTTTTCGTGCACCCCAACGCGGCCATGATTTCGCCGGATGACGTCGTGACCGACAAGCTGGTCGTCTCGGCCATCGCCGGGACCGGCAAGGGCACGGGACCCGCGCTGGCCCGCAAGGTGATGCGCGACCCGCACGTTACGGCGGAGAGCGTCTATCAACCGATGCTCCCGGCGACGACCCACGGCTTCCAGCGGACGTGGGACCGGTTCTGGGATTGGGACCGGGACGTGGTGTTCGTGGAAACCGCGCAGGGCTACTCGCTCGGCCTGAACAGCAGCCGGTTCTACCCCCACGTCACCAGCCGCGAATGCACGGTCATGCAAGCGCTGGCCGACGCCCGCATCCCGGCGCAGATGCTCCGCAAGGTCATCAGCTGCTTCCGCACCTTCCCCATCCGGGTCGGCAACACCGAGAACAGCAGCGGGGACTGCTACAACGACCAGCACGAAATCTCGTTTGCGGATATCGGCCAGCCCGACGAGATTACGACCGTCACGAAGCGGGTCCGCCGCCTCTTCACGTGGTCGCGGCTGCAGTTCCGGGAGAGCATCGCGGCCAACCGGCCCGACGTCATCTTCATCAACTTCATGAACTACCTGCCCGAGAGCGAACGGGCGGACTTCATGCAGGACGTGGTGTTCGACTACGAGCGGGTCATGGGCAAGCTGCCCGACGCCATCCTTGCCGGGTATGGCCCCCGGTCGTCCGACGTTGCGGTGTGGCCCCGGTGAGCGAGGGCCTCAAGACCGGGGGGCGTCCGCTAGCCATCTTCATCCCTGATGAACTGGAAGCCCTCCGGCCTGACCTGCAGCGGTATTGGGACGCCATGGTCTACAAGCTGCGGCGGAACAAGCACAAGGGCCGGTGGGCCGACCTTGACCTAGCCGACACCATGGCCAAGCTGGACGGCGAAATCGTCGAAATGCGGGATGCGGTCGGGGAGGGGTCGTCCATGGAAATCCTGATGGAGGCGGCAGACGTTGGCAACTTTGCCATGATCGCCGCGAATGTCGCACTGGAGGCGAAAGAGTAGCATGTTCAATCACTATCTGCGCGGCCTCGCCACCGTTCCCCGGTGGAACGTCGTCCCCGTCATCCGCCGCCAGTATGTTGCCGAGCATACCTTCTTCGTCTGCCAGTATGTCAGCGAACTGCTGGACCATCCCTTCTACAAGAACGCGCATCCCGACTGGAAACTGGCTGCGCTGCGCTACGCCCTCGTTCACGACGCGGAAGAAGCCCGCATGTCCGATATCCCCGGACCGGTGAAGCGCATGATCAAGGACCCGGCGAAGCTGGAAGAGGTCGAGGGGCGGGTGCTGGCGTCCATGGGGTTGAATGCCTACAGCGACGCCAAGATCAAGCAGCTGGTCAAGGCAGCCGACACCATCGATGAATACTTCTATCTGTGCAGCGAAGCGCAGCTGGGGTCGAAGATCGTGAAGGTCCTGATCAAACAGGTCGAAGAGCGGATGACCGAAGCCCTGACGCGCGCCGGGGTCGGGGACGTCTTGTCGAAGGTGCTGGCGCAAGCCCACAAACTTGACGACGGCCTCTACACGTTGTCTAATGACGACGACCTCAAGAGGGCCTGATGGACGACGACATTCCTGAATACATGAAGGGACGCGGCACGAAGCTGGCCGGGTTCGACAAGGTGGACACGGGCGCGGTCAAGCCGTGGCACGTCGAAAAGCCTACCCTGTCGGTGCATAGCCTTCCAGTCGTCGTGCGGCCCCCTATGGGCCGACCGCGCGGGGCGCGCGAGCCTGACTGGCTTCTACGCGGGGACCCCCGAGAGGTCCAGCTTGAGGCCCTGCGGCGCTCCGTCATGGGTTACGCGCTTCGGGACCACAAGGACGACGAAGAGCGATACGTCGAAATCCGCAACGGCCCGGCGCGGGGATGGGGCCACTTCATGGAAATGCGGCTGGGCAAGACCCCGACCGCCCTGAACGAGTTTCTGCTGCTCCGCCGGGACTACGGCCTAAAACGCATGATCATGCTGGCCCCCAACGCGTTCAAGCGGACGTGGATATCGGAGGCCGACGCCTTCGGGTTCGACATACCGGACATGATGGCGTTCGACAGCGGCAAGATCAAGGCCCTGCGTCACTTGATCGCGCGAACCAAGGGCCAATACTTCCTAGCGCTCAACTACGAGGCCCTCCGGTCGGAGGAGGTGTTGAAGCTTCTGGAGGAACAGTGCGACAGCGAAACCTACATCGGGGCCGACGAAAGCATCACCATCAAGGGCCACGGCACGGGGCTAACTGACGCCGCGCTCAAGCTGGCGAAGCGCTGCCGGGCGCGCCGCCCGATGACCGGCAAGCCCATCACCCAAGGCCCCCACGACGCTTACACCCAGCTGCGGTTCGCGGGGCACCTCGACGGCGAACTCTACATCAACTTCAAGTCGACCTACTGCCAGATGGGCGGGTTCCAGGGTAAGACCATCGTGGGGGTGAAGCGCCCCGAGAAGCTGTCGGAAATCATCCACTCCGCCGCCTTCGTCGCGCGCAAAACTCAATGGATGACAACCCCCGGCAAGGACTACGGGGAACGGTTCCTCCAACTGCTGCCCGAACAACAGGCGCTCTACGACAAGATGGAGAAGGACTTCATCATCGAGGTCCAAGACGGCACCATCGTCAGCGCCGACCAAATCGTGACCAAGCTGATCAAGCTGCAGCAGATCACGTCGGGCTTCGTCTACGATGAACTGCGTAACGTGCACTGGATTGTGCCGACCGCGAAGAACCCACTGGTGCTGGCCATCAAGAAGATGATGGAGGAGGAGTTGGAGGGCAAGCTGCTGCTGGTTTGCCACTACCAGCCGACCATGGACCTGTTCCAGAAGGTGATGGAAGAGGCCGGGTATCAGCCCGCCGTCATCCGGGGGCAGGAATGGCACCGCAAGCAGAAGGTGACGGTTGAGCAGGAGAAGGACCGGTTCAACAACGACCCCGGCTGCCGCGTGTTGATCGGGCAGGAGATATCCTTGCGTTACGGGCATACCCTTATGGGCACCCCCTCGGACCCCTGCTACACGACCATCTTCGCGGAGAACAACTACTCCCTGAACGACCGGTCACAGTGCGAAGAGCGGAACCAAGGCTCTGGCCAGCAATACCCGATCGGCATCCTGGACTTCTTCGCGTCCCCACAGGCGCAGAAGATTGTCCGCGCCATCCAGGCGAAGGAGGACGTCAGCGCCCTTATTATGGGGTATGCTAGGTCCGAGGGGGTGCTGCCTACCGGACCCGTAGAGGACGACCGCCACTAGGGGGCCGCTCGGAGGGGGTCGGGACGGGCGCTGCGGGGGGCCGGGCTATACCAGCAGCCCCCCACCTGCCTAGGGGCGCTCCGTGGCCCGCTCCGGGGCCTCACCGGCCCATAGCGCGGATTGGGTCCGATACCAATCCTGCCAGCCGATTACTTGTTCCCGCCAGACGTGGCAGGTTCCGTAGTTGTCGACGACCCCACCGATTGCGGTAGAGGGAGCAACGTCGCTGGGGGAACCATCAGATTGCCCGGCGCGGAGGGGAACTGGCGGGGTGCCAGTGGCTGCGGCGTCGTGCAAGCGCACAAAGCCAACAGGCAGATTGCCATAGCTGGCGTCAGTTTCAGGCGTGACATAGACCGGAACCTCCCGGATAAGCGTCCGGGTGCGCCATTGCACCCGGTCCACGGCGACCGCGACCGCTTCCCCGGTCGCTTGGGTGGCGTCGTCGGACGCTTGCTCGCGCCTGATCTGCCGGTTGGCTTCCTTGACCTGCTCGGCCAGCCGGTCGCGTTCCTTGGCCTTCCACCACGTATTCGTGGCGTAGGACCCGGCGGAAGCGCCGACGGCCAGACAGATCACGGCGTTGGCGACGTGCATTCGCCATCCGACGAACCACCTCATGCCAGTTTCTCCTGCATCCGCTGGTAGAAGGTCCACCCGAGCAGGGCGGCACCGGCCAGCATCATCAGGACGAAGATCACCAGCGCCGCGCGCCCGATGAAGGTTTCGCCGATATGGGGCTGAACCTGCTGCGCCGCCGAAATCACGGTTTGTCCGGTAACTCCGGTGGCACCCACAATAGCCCCAATGCCCGGCTTGGTTTTGGTGACAGCCACGGAACCTTCCGTGCCCTTGCCGCTTTCCTCGCCTTCCTTCGCTCCAATTGCGCTCGGAAGCGCGCTCTTCGGGATGGGGAACTGGAGGTCTTGGGTGGCCATTTGGACGGCATAGTCGATCACTCCATGGTCGCTGGCTTGCGTCCCATCGAAGTCTCCGATGACCCGGCGCTTCCAGCCGCCGCCGAACGTCCCCCACGTCCGAAGAGAACGCAGGAACCGCATCCTGCGATTGCAGTAGTCGGTGATCAGCTTCACCTCGTCGGCGTCCGCCGCCTTGCGGACCGCCTCGATGGTTTCCTGACCGACTTGTCCGTCGACGCCCACGCCCAACAGGCGCTGCAGGTCCTTGACCGCGCGGTTGGGGCCGCTGTTCACGCCGTAGTCGAACACCGCGTAGTCCACCCCGGCGGGCAGGTCGTCGGCGTTCACCATGTCCCAATACTGGCGGCGGTAGATATCGCGGATTTCGGCCCGCGTGATTTCCCTTACGGAGCGCGGCTCCACCCCTCGGTTGCGGCGATAGGAATCGTAGACCGCTTGGGTCACGCCCTTGTTCGTCGCCCCGCCGGGGTCCTTCGGGTGATTGACATAGCCGCCTTCGTGCGCGAGGACGAGGGGGAGGCAGCCCGCAAAGCGGTCCGTAGGGTTGGTCATGACGCGGTTCCTTTCAGCGCGATTTCCAGCTTATCAGCGATAAGCCACCAGATGACGGCCACCATGAAGGTCATGGCAGTCACGAAGCCCCCGCCCCACGCAATCCACGTCTTGTATTTGGAGAGCAGGGAGGTCTGGCTTTCTTCGACCCGGCGCATCCGGCCCAACAGCCCGACGCCCTTGAAGCCGCCGTCGCCGTCCTCCTCTTCGGAGCCAACCAACAGCAGGATGGCGTCCATCTTGCCTTCGACCCTCTGCAGGGTCATTTGGTTCAGACCTTGGTTCTTGATTACGCCTTGAATATCCTTCTCAAGCGAATCCATACGCGCCACCACACTAGGAGAAATAGGCCGCGCCCTACTGTGGCGAGGCTTCTTAGGTGAGGCTACCATGTCAGGGCTTCCCATGTCAATGCCCCCACGCTTCCCAATAGAACCCGTCAATCTCCTCGTCGGCGGGTCCCGAAACATAGACCGTCAGGTCGGTCAGGTCGAACGCGTTGACGGCGACGGACATATCCGCCGTGATTGCCGGGGTGCCGTCCATCCAAGCCGTGGCCCCGGCCCCGAGGCAAGCCGTGGGGAACGGGATGGGGAACGTGACCTCCTGCGTGGTGTCCCCCAGCTTCACGCCGGTATACTTGCCCCACTGGCGGATATAGCCGTTCGGCAGCTGGAAGTAGCCGTTCACGGACAGGTCGGTCGCCGGGGTCGGGTTGGGGTCCAGCACCCATTCGTTGGCGACAACCTGCGTCACGCGCCCCTTGTAGTAGGGGGGCAGTTCCTTATCTTCGTCGACGCTGCTGTCGGCCCCGCGCAGTTCCACGTCATCATCGCGGACAAGGAAGACCTCGCCGGTGTTGGAGTTGTGGACGTCGAACCAGTGGCCGACCGGGAAAATGTCCTTGGTGATCGTCCACGTCGGGGTGGAGTTGTCGTCCTTGACGAGCAGCCGCCCGCTGTCCAAGAAGTCGATGGAGTAGGCGGCATTCTTGATCGTGACCGGCGTTCCCCGGAACCCGATATCGTCGATGTTCAGTTCGGTCGGGACGAAGTTCAACCGGGCGTTGGCAGTGAAGACCGCGTTGGCCGGGTCGACCGGGGTATAGCCCAGCTTTTCCTCGATTGCGCCGTCGGCGATGTTCGCGGCGAACACGGTGAACAGTTCGTTCACGGGGTCGATATCGAGGAGGGGGAGGCCCAAGTCCCCGTCGGCTGCAACCACCTTCATCCGCAGCACTTCCGTGCCGTCGAAGTAGATGGCCGGGAAGATGCCCGCGTCGTCCGCAACCAGCGGGACGGTGTGTTCGTCCGTCAGGTCGCTGTCCGCGAACACCGCAACCGGGTCGGTCGTGCCGGTGAGGTAGAAATAGGCCTCCGCGAACGCCATGGCCAAGCCGTTGGCATCCGACAGTTGCATATAGGGTTGGAAAAGGAGGCTCATGGCTGGGGTCCGTAAACGGGGGCCGGTGCGGCTCCCCCCTGTTGCTCAAGCATCATCTGCTGGATGCGCTCGCGGCGTTCCGAGAGCATCGTGGCTTCATTGGCGGCGGCGTCCATCTCGTTGTTCTGCACCGCCCCGCCAACAGCGGTGGCTATGCCGAGGCCGGGCGCGATGTTGTCCAGCTGGCGGCGGATGGCTCCGGCGAATTCCGGGCGGTTCATCAGCGCCCCGGTGAACAGGCGGTTGCCGGTCCGGGTGTAGATCAACGCGCCGCCGGTCAACGCGCCAGCGGCCCACGGGTTGACGGCAATGATGGGCAGCTTCGAGGACAGGGCGGCGGCGATGCCGACCCCGACCATGCCCCGGCTCGTCGTTCCGCTGTCGTTGACTTGGCGGCGCATCAACTCCGAGGCGTCCTCCGACAGGTCCTGGAACAGCGCGTCCCCACGGGCGGAAGCGCGGCGGCGCATGGAGCCGTCCGCTGCTGCGGCGGCGGCGTCCAGCTGCGCCGGGGAAAAGCGCCCGCGAGCGCCCGGCTGCGCCCGGTTGGCCGCGTCCTCCAGAACCGTCAGTTGACGGTAGGCGTCGTTGATGCCTTGAAGCCGTTCAGCGTGTGCCGGGTTACGGCGAACGAGCATATCGCGCAGTTCAGCCTGCAATTCACGCACGGCAGAAGCGTAGCGCCGATCATGGGGGCTTGCAGAAGCGGTAAAGTCCCTGATTTCCCGGCTAAGAATGCTTTCAAGTTCCTTGAAGCTGTCTCCAGTAATCCGGCCATTCGCGGGTCCCACGGCTGCGTTGAAACGGGGGGCAACCTCGTTCGTGATCAGGGCGTCCCATTGAGCCACCTGATCGGGGGCCATGTTTTGGGCGTTCTGATCGAGGCTACGGAACCCCGTCATGAAGTCTTGGTCCAGCCGAACATCCAGCTGGGGGAGCAGTTCATCATAGGCATCGCCAACCGCGCGTTGCGTGTAGGCGATAGCGTTGTGGGTCGACCCAATGTCGCGGGGCAGCTGAACGCCGATAGCGTCGAGAGGCCGTTGGATGGCCACCCGGTTAAGGCTTTCCTCCGCCCGGCGTTGGGCCGAACCAGTCAGGTCCCCGATGATGGGGAACCCGGTAGTGGCATCTTCAACGGCATGGGCGCGGCCCCCGGCCAGCTGGCCCGGCGACAGTTCCACACCTTGCTCGTGAAGGCGGCGGGCGGCGGGGTTGATGTTCGGCGCAATCGCCGTGCCAACGCCCCGGACGGTCGCGTCAACGACACCCCCGGTGACGCCGCCAAGGACGGTATCTCCGATCAGGCCCCGCGCGTCGGTCGCGTTCGACTGCAGCGCGCCTTCGGCAGCGCCCCCAAGCCACGGGTTACGGGTGGCCAGAACGAGCGGGGCCGTGGCGGCGATGCCCCCGGCAACCTGCCCCCCGCGCCCCGGACGCGCCCCGGCTTGGATGGACAGGGCTTCCAGTTCGTCGAAACCCTCCTGCGTGGCATAGGGGGTCACTTCCCGACGCCACTCGTGGAAATTCTCGCCCGCGTCTTCCGCGCCCACGAAGTCGCCAACGGCGTCGATGCCGTTCTCCAGCCAGTTCATGGTGTTGATGGCGGGCCGGGCCGCGCCAACATAGAGGCCGTAGGTGTCGTCGGCCTTCCGTTGCATCCGACCTTCGGGGTCGATGAAGGTGACGCCCTCTGCGATCAGTTCCTGAACCGCCTTGTCGGAGATACCGTTGGGCAGGACGTAGGGGTTCTGGTCGGTGCCAACCGGCATGTTGGGGTTGATGGTGCCGTCCTGAACGCCGGTATACCACGCAAGGTCCTGCGGGCGGTTCAGGTCCAAACCGCCGCTGTCATCGATTTCGATGTTGCCCCGGTAGTCCCGGCCCAGACCGGCTTCCGGGTCCCAGCTGCCGTCGTGTTCCGGCGGGATGGCGGGCGTCCGGGGGTTAGGGGCGGACGGCCCTTCCTCGGCCACGGGGTCTTGCGCCGGATACGCCTTCGCCATCGCGGCCTGAATGGTCGCGTCGTCCGTGCCCGACGGGAATTCGTAGATCGTGCCGTCAGGGCCTTCGACTTCAATCGGGTCCATCAGTCGAAGCCTCCGGTGGAGGGGTTATAACGGCGGCGGAGCGGGGTTCCACCCGTGCGGGGTGGCGCTTGGGTGCGAGGGGCAGGAGCCGCCGCCCCTGAACCTGAACCGTTGGTGCGGAACCACTGACGCCACGGAACGACCCGGCGGACACGCGGCATGTTGTGAGCACCCGCATCGAACAGCGGCTGGTCGGCGGTGTAACGCGCCCATTCTTCCATGCCGCCCCGGATGGTGCCGTTCTCCAAGGAGTAGTTCTCCATGAAGGCCACGAAGTCGCCTTGGCGCTGGCCCCAAGCCAGACCGGCCTCGGCGGCGGCGATGTTGGCCTCGCGGGGCTTGTCGATGGAGGGGGCCGCACCACGGAACATCGCGACGTCCCGGTCCGAAGCGGCACCCGGCAGACCTTGGCGCATGGCCGGGGTCAGCTGGTCCGTCAAGGCCATGAAGCGTCGGGTGTCGGCGTCGAACGCCCCGCGAACGGTTCCCGCGCCCGGCATCGCCATCATGCCGCCGGTATCCACCGTGCGGGCCAGCGGAAGCATCTGGCGATAGATGTTGGCGGCGGCGGCGGCTTGACCGGCTTCGGTCCGCCACGTCCGCAGTTGCACATCCTCGGCGGGGGGCAGACGGCCTCCCCGTTGACCGCCAGCCGCGCCCCCGCCCGAACGAGCCGCCGGGGGCGTCCGAATGTTGGTGAGTTGACCGGTGGTCGTGTCGACCTGCGCCGCCGTTCCAGCCGGGTATCCGGCCAGTTCTTCCGCCGTGGCCGCGCGGTATTGGGCGGACGGACGGGCGCGACCGGGGCGAACGACTTCGACACCACCGGGCCTTGCAGCCGGGGGGTCTTGGGTCCGAGGGGCAGGAGCAGCGCCGCCCGTTCCCAGCGCCCGAACGTTGCTGGCGACATACGCCTTCGTTTCGGCGGGCGCGTGGGCGAGCCAGCTATCGCCGTGCCGCTGCAGGGCGTTGTCCAGGTTCCCCGGACCCCAATTGTAAGCGGCCCACGCCTTGGCGGGGTCGTTGTCGTAACGGGCCATCATCGCGCCGAGATAGTCCCGGCCAACGCGCGAACGCTCTTCGTCGCTGTCGTCTTGCGCCGGGCGGACACCGAAGCCGGGGTCCACACGGGTTCCGGGCATGACCTGCATCCGGCCTTCGGCTCCCGCCGACGAGCGAATGAGGCGACCTTGACCGTCGCGCTCGCGATTGCGGCTCTCGGCTTGCGCCGTGATGGGGACCATGGCCGCGAGGAGGCCCTCGCCGGTCGCCGGGGGTGCTTCCGGCGCTGCAGGGGCGCTCGCCGGTCCTACGTCCGCCCGGTCCCCTGTGGCGTCGGAAGGGCCGTCCGAGGACATACCGGGGATGCGAATGAGGTCGCGGGTGGGGTCAACGGCCTCGTATCGGTCGCCACGGGCAACCTCGCGGGCATCGCCGGTCAGTTGGTCGGCGCGGAAGATGGAGCCGCCGTTCTGGAAGAACTTGTAGCGTTCCAGCGCCTGATCGGACGCGCCGACAACGGCGGTCAGGAACGAATCCGGGTCGGCCTCAAGACCGGCGCGCATCTGGGCGATCTGTTCGGCATCCGCGCCACGGGCAATCCACGTCCCGGCCATCATGTCGAAGGCGGGCAGGACGGCCTCGGCCCCTTGCGAAGTCAGGACGCCGCGCAGGTTGCTGGCCATGTTGCCAAGGACGGTGGCCTCGCGGGCTTCCTCGGCCAGACGGCGCTCTTCGGCGCGTTGGGCTTCCTGTTCGGCACGGGTCCGCGCCGCGATTTCGCGGTCTTGGGCCTTCCATTCGTTGTCGAGGACCCCTTGCGCTTGGTCCATCAGACCGTTGCGGTTCAGGATATCGGTGGCCCCGATGCCGTCGCCGTCCGCAAGGGCACGACCGGCCCGGCGGGTTGCGTAGGCGTCAGCCCATTGGTTGGCTTGCCCGACACCTCGGGCGGCGGCGTTGGGGTCCAGAAGACGAAAGTCCATGGGTCACCCGTAGCTGGACATGCGGTCGAACGCGCCGCCGACCTGACCGGCGATTTGTCCCCACGCGTTGGCCCCGGCGAAACCGGCATTGGCCCGGTTCGTCGCGTCGGCGGCGATGGCGGCGGAGTTGGCGTTGGCCACCCCGGCACCGATACCCGCGCCTTGCAGACCCATGCCCGCGATGGCCTGTTGCTGGCCGAACCAGCGGTTGAATTCGTCGGAGGCGCTGTTGGAGGCGTAATCCGAAACGGCCTTCATGGCCCCGCCCGACCGAAGCAGTCCGTTGACCGCCTTGTTGGTCGTCACCCCGTCCAGACCTTGCTGCAGACGGAAGTTGTAGCCCGGCGACGTTTCGAAGGCGTTCGGGTCTTCAAGCCGACCCAGCGCCCGGCCCCCGGCGGACATGTAGGGGTCAACAGCGCCCCACACCTTGGCCTGTTGTTCCTGCTGCGCTTTGAGGGCGGCGGCGGACGACTTGGCGGCGGACTTGGCTGCCGAAGCTTGCCCCAATCCGCCGATGATGCCGCCGAGAAGTGATCCGAACATCAGGTCCTTCCTGTCTTGTCGGTTTCTAGTGGGCCAGTATACCGCGCGTCGGGCCAGCCGTCAAGGGAAAACTCTAGGGAGCGATGCTTTCGTTGAGGAACATGGCCTGCTCCAACGCGATATACCGGGCCGCGAGCGCGATATGGGCGGCGGCGATGGCCTGAACCTCCGCTTGGGTGGGCGGGTTGGACACGGTGAACGCGCCGGGCAGGGCGTAGGGGGTTACCGGGTCGCCCGCCCCCGTGGAAGCTATCCAGCCGACCTGCTGCAGGGCGTCGATAGTGATGCCGCCGCCGATCTGCCCGCCCCCTTCCAGGCCGATGCCCGCGACGATTTCGTTCTCCTTGAGGCCGTCCAAGTCGTCTTGCGCCGCTTGGGCCTTGCCGTCCGCGTCGACCGCCTTCTCGTCCGCTACCGACGCTGCGACCTTCGTCCCATCCACCAGATCAGTATCGCCGCCGGAGCGGTTTCGGCTGCTCTCGAAATAGCGATACCACGGTTCGGTAACAAGACCGGTGGCCTTGTCGAACAAGGGCTGGTTGATCGGCGGGAGGGTGACTTCAACGGGGATGGATGCCTCGGGCATTTAGGGCCTCCACTCATTGAACGACACCATGTAGGGGGTGAATTCCACCGGGTCGGAGCATCGGAATTCGAACGCGCGACCGGGCGAAGGGAACGTGCCGAGATTGGTCCAGTGAGCGAGGGCCTCTTTGCCACGCTGCCCGTGAACCCCCAGGGGTGCTTCCAGCCACGGGGACCAGTCTTGCCCCAAGTGATCGCTGAACCGCATTTCGACCACGGGCCGCTCCCCCCTCGTCCCCGGCAGGGTTCCGACGCCCTGCTGGCAATGCAGCGCCAGAGAGAAGTTGCGGATGAAGCCGGACTTGAGCGGCTGGAACGTGGAGGTGATGCGCTCGATGGGAACGTCGTCGAAGTCCGTGAACTGCTGGCCGTTGAAGCCCATGATGCGGCCCGACAGGGCGTCCCCCATGAACCCTTCCTCGCAGGTCGAGACACGGAACCGGTCCTCCCCCCACGACTTCCATTCGGCCCACAGCTTCTGGCCGACGTTCAGGGCGTGGGTGCCATACCCGACGATGTTCAGCACATAGAACGTGTGACCGCCGAACGTGACGGAGAACGCGCTGTTGTCGGCGAACTGCTCCTCGGTCTGCTTCCGCAGCAGGTCATCGATCTTCGGGGTCGACACCTTGAGGGGGGTCTGCGCCGCCTTGTAGACCATCCGGTCGTTCCCCACAAAGTGGAGGATGTTATCGGCCATGCGGATGGTCTGCAGCGCCAGACAGCCCTTGTCGTAGGTGCGGCCTTGTGAGCGCTGGAACGGGTTGTTCGGGTCCAGCGTGGGATAGTGCCATTCCGTCGTAATCCGCCCGAAGAAGCCGATGGCCTCCCCCATCGTCGCCGCCCCGAGAATGGCGTCCGGATTGGCTTCGGCGCTGGCGAACGACAGGCCGTCGATAGTCTGCGCGTCGTTCACGGCGCTGTAGTAGAACATGCCGCTTTCGTCGGCCACCACGTAGATGAACCGGCCAGCCGACACCACAACGTCGCGGACGTAGGGGAGGTCCGGGTCGGAGATACGGGTGACTTCCGTCGTGGTGACGTAATAGGCCCGGTCCCCGGCGATGATGACGACTTCCTCGTCGGAGAAGGCGAACCGGCACTGGCCTTCGGCGGGCACCAGCCCGATGTTGACGCCATCCCGCCAGACCGTGGGGCCGGATACGGTGTATCGGAACCCCTTGTGCAGGAACGAGGCGCGGACGGGTCCCCCACCCCGTTCAGCCACGACGTAGAGGCCGGGCCTTTGATAACGGGCGGTGGCCACCGGCCCCTCGGGCGTGGTTTCCACATACATGTTGACCAGCCGCTGAATGAGCAGCTGTTGTCGACCACCATCCTGGAGTTTCAGGGGGTCGGGGACAAGGGGCGTTTCACCGCCCTTGGCGAGGACGAGGAGGCCCATCTGTGTAATCCTTGCGTTGGCTTCCGTGTTGGCGAGGGACTGGAGGCCGAAACCCCCAAGGAACGCACGTGTAAATCCGAACGGGGTGAGCGTCAGGGGCGGGAGTTGACCTGCCGCTTCGACGCTCTCCAGCGCCCCTCCCGTGGCCGGTGTGAGGGTGAGGGCGGGTAGCGCCCCGCTGGCCGTGGTAGTGGCCTCCCCGGTGCCCGTCGCGGCCCCCAGCACCATGCCGGGCAGCGCCCCGCTGGCCACCACGTCGACCGGGGTGGAGGCACCAATTCCGATGCCGAAGACGGCGATGCGGTAAATCCGCTCCGCCGGGAAGCCGAGGAACCCGTTCTGGTAAAGGGCATACCAGCCAAGCCGGAACGACCGCGCCCCAACCGGGATGGTGCCCGTGTATTTGATCGGGGTGCCGCCGGTTTGCGACTGCGTGGCCGAAGCTTCGCACCACTCCCGGCTTCCGATGATAACGTTGCTGCCGTCATACCATTCGATGTAGGCCCGGCTAAGGTCCCCGCTTTCCGAGCCGATCTTCGTGTAGTAGATCAGCGACGTTGCGCCACCCGCATCGATATCGGCGTTGAAGGCGCTGTCGATCGCTTGGCCGTAGTAGATTTCGATGCGGGACGGCGTTCCGCTCGGGGACAGGCCCCGGATATTGGCGTCGTTGAAGAACACGCCAGCGCCGCCAGCTTCCCGGTCGGGAGTGCCGGTAATGCTGGTCCACCCGGTGGTGTTGGCCGGGTTCGAAATGCCAAGGAGCAGAGCGGAGTTATCGCCGGTGTCGACAAGGTTCGCCGTGAAGTCATCGACATACGAATCGATGTTCGCGCTGCCGAACGTCTCCCGCGCTCTGGCCGAAATCCGGATGTTTCGGGTGGTCGGGGGGATGCGGATATCCGCCTCGCCCTGCTGCGTCCAAGTCGTCGGGGCGGAGGACGTCGACATTCGCGATGCCCGCGACGTCAACAGGACGTTGGAGCCATCGAAGAATTCGATCACCCAGCTGATCGGCTCCGCAACGACCGCAACGTTGTGCTTGACCCACAGGTCGAAGTCCAGCGCAAGGAGGCCCGCGTCGACGTCGGCCTGTTCCGGGCCGGGGATGGCGATGGTTTGGCCCCACCACGCGTTCCCGGCGTTGGAGCCGCTCATTTGGAACCCGTAGGTCCCGCTATGCTTCTCGGACGTTACCGCAGTTGGGCCAACCGTGCCGGGGCTGATCGCCGCCCAGCCGGTCGCGTCCCCGGTTTCCGCTCCGGGGTTCGTGATGGTAAGGGCGAGGGGGTAGGCCATCTACTGGCCCCTATCCCAGATCGAGCGGAGCCGTCAGGGTAAGCGTGAAATCGCCGCCGACCGAGGACTTGTCCGCACCGAAATCGACGTAGCCGACCAGTTCGTCGGCGCTGGAGGCCCCACCGCGCGACTTGTAGATGACCGCGCCACGGGCGGTAATCGTCGAAGTCGGCCACGTGACGTCGGAGAAGGTGGCCACGGCCTTGTTGGTGGCGTTGTCCTGCGAAACCACGCAGGGGATGACTTCGCCCCCGGCGGTATACCCGGTGCCGGTGACTTCGTTGGTCACGTCGTCCCGGCGATTGTGCGCGTCGACGTCCGGGGTGTAGGCCGAAGTCACCAGCATCGCCTTGAGCGTGTCGGTGTCAAGGTTGATGTTCGCCTTGAACAGGTCGACCTTGAAGCTGTTGTAGTTGACGGAGGCCATCTTTACACGGTCCTTTCGACCTGAATGTTGGGCATGGCCGAGGGGGTCCAAGCCCCGTCCCCGTTTCCGGGGTCAGTCTCCCAAACATCGAAGAAGTAGTTGTAGCTGGTCGCCATCGCCTTGTCGTCAGCGGCCATTTCCAGAGTGGCGATGGAGAAGACGCCCAGCTGGATATTGCAGTCCCCGCTGTCGGTCTTGCGGGCATAGGCCAACGGGGCGACCGCCGCCACGGAGAGGACGTTGACCGGCAGCGGCTCCACGGCGAACCGGGCCTTGTTGCCCACGCTCTCGGAGAAGATGTAGTCCACGTCGCCATCCGGCGGGATTTCGCTGATCAGCGGATAGCCGTTCGCGCCGGTCGTGTAGTCCCATTCCTGCGGGGCGGCGTCCGACACCGGTTGCAGGTAGTAGACGCCCATCTGGCCGAGGAAGTCCGCCGTCTCGCCCACGGAGACGAAGATATCGTCCCACCAGAGGATTTCATACTCGATGGGGATGCTGCTGTCGAAGCTTCCGATGGCGATCTGGGCGACTTCCGCGCCGCCCGTGCCGAACAGGGTATTGCCCTCGTAGCTGACGAAGGTCTTCCCGTTGATCTTGACTTCAACCGACCCATCGGCGTCGAAGATCGCCTTCGTCTCCATATGGTTCCACGCCCCGGCGGCGACTTCCAGGGTCGACTGCGCCAGCAGAACAGGGGCATCGGGGCCGGTCGTGCTGGAGGTTCGGTCCAGCCCGCCACCCATGATCAGAATGCGCCCGGTGGTGCCGATCTGAATGCTGATGTGGGACCGGTTCGCCCCGTTGCGGAATTGCTGAACGACCGTGCAGCCCCGGATGGCGTTGAAGGGCGGAATGGGGAGCCGGGAGAGCCGGAACCCGCAGCCCATCACCACTTGGTCGAAATCGCCCCCGAGCGAACGACGGCCCTGCGCACCAATGACGGTCAGGGCGGCGGAGCGTTCCCCGGTGCGGGCTTGCGTCTCGGACAGGACGAAATCGTCGAACTGCGCCCACGCCCCATCGGGCACCAAGGATTCGTCGGCACCGTATTGGTCAAAACCGTCGAACCACGCGATGGTCACGAATAGACACCCTTGCCGGTCTTCCGCCCGCCAACACGACGGGTGGCTAGGGACAGCCTAGCACGGCCCACGCGCCGAAGCAATTCCCCCGGAGTTGGCTGACCGGTTTCCTCCAGCAGGGCTTCTGCCAGCAGGTCCTTGATCGCTTCATCGAAGCGGGGGGTCAGCGGGGCTTGCGCCGTGAGGGTCAAGCCGTGGATGGAGGCCCATTGCCCGCGCATGCCGTCGAACAGCCAGTATTCCGGCTCCCCGGATACCGGGTCGACAACGATGATGAAGGCGAGGTCGAGGGGCTGGCGCGTCCGGCCCGTTCCCGTATCCACGACGGTGGTGGGAATGGTGACGGTGGCCGGGATGGACTGATAGACCCGCTGGCCTTCCTCGGCGGTGTAGGTTGCGGTGTCCAGATATTTGTCGCAGATGCGGCCAAACATGCCGCCTTCAATGAGACTGCCATAGAGGCCGACAAGGCGCTCCATGCCGATGTTCGCTTGGGAGGCGTTCAGGTTAACGCCCGCCGCCATGATACCCGACCGGCGGTAGGCGGACTTGATTACGTCGCGGCAGGTCGTCATGGTAAAATTCCTGTTGGAGGGCGGTTTGGGGGGCCGAAGCCCCCCGCCCCATCAGTCTTCGTCGTTGCCGCGCGCGATGCGGGCCTCGCGGATGGCCTCCATCAGCTTGGCCTTGGTCGTGTTGGCCGGGAAATCCACACCCTCGGCGGTGGCGACGTCTTTCAACGCCTCCAGCTTCAAGGCGGGGAGGTCGTCGACCTCGCGGCGTTCGGGGCGGACCTTGGCGTCCCCCTCGAATTCGAAGTGCGAGTGGCCCCGCAGCTTCTTGAGCGCCGCCTCGTCCGTCACGCCGACGAACTCCCCCTTGGGGAATTCCATGCCGAACATCGACATGCTCGACGGGCCGGAGAAGTCGTCCTTCGGGTCGCCGATGAAGCGGACTTGCGTCCCCTCCGTGGTGGCTTCCTCCTGGACTTCGGTTTCGTCCGTCATGTTGACGGTTCCTTCTGTGGTTCAGCTGCCGAAGCTAGCTGGCCCCTAGGGGCGAGGTTCAGGAGGCCGCGAAGAACGGCTCCAGATAGTCGACCCGGACCGTGACGGTGCCGGTTCCGCCAGCGGCGGCGACGGCGATCACGGTGCCGCGAACGATCGTCTCGGCCAGCAGTTGGGGCTGGGTCGGGAACGGACCGTTGAAGTGCCGGATTTCGGCGCCGTTGGTCAGAGGCGGGGTGGCGGCATCGCCGGTCAGAACGCCGGAGTTCGTGAAGTAGTCGGCGTCGATCACGGCCCCACCTTCGCTGGCGGCGATGCCGATATCCAGTTCGAAGGTTTCGGTGCCGGTGTCGATATCCGAGACAACGGCGTAGCCGCCGACCGGGACGGCCCCGGCGGGCAGACGGAAGAAGTCGTAGGTGTCGCCCACTTCCGGAACTTCCGGGATGGTGAACGTCACATAGCGCGAAAGCAGGACGCCGCCCCCGACGAAGGAGGGGGTCGGACCTGCCATCAGCACCGACTTGAAGTTTTGCGCGGCCATTTCTGGCTTGCCTTTCTTTAGGCGGGGGGAGGACTAGCCTCCCCCGGCCAAGGTGTGACGGAGGCCTGGAATTAGGCGTCCGGAGCGGCGGCGGTGTAAACCGTCACGACGCCGTGTTGCTTGCCGCGGAACGCGATCTTCTCGACGCCCAGCAGTTCCTCGATGGCGACACCGGGGCGGAACTTGTAGTCCTTGTCCCGGTCCGTCTGCGGCGTGGGCATTTGGCCCCACGCGATGCCGACGGCTTGCGCGCCGCAGAGGATGTTGACGGCGACGTCAATGCCGGCGTTGCCGACCCCGGCCAGAACCGGCAGTTCCTCGATTTCGCGGTAGATGACGCCGCGATAGAGCAGGTCACCGTCCTGGAAGATCGGGTTCGTGTTGACGTCCCGCGCGCGGGCCTCGCGGTTGGCGGCGGTCATCGTGGCGTCGTCGTTCAGGTCCCGGAAAGCGCGGGGGTTGCAGAACATGACATACCACTCGTTGCCGTCCTTGGTCTTGTAGGGACGGACGATGGGCGAAGCGCCCTTGGCCATGCGCTTGGCCAACGAGCCGACCGCCGGGGTCAGCTTGTCGTCGGTGGCGTCAACGGTGGCCAGAGCCGCCGAATGGTCGCCCGCCGAGTAGTTGGAGCGCAGCTTGCCGAACAGCACCCGGTCGCGGTTCAGGACGAGCCACGCGTCCTTCTCGGCTTCCGTGGCGATGTAGTTCGCCGAGGTGATTTCGTAGCCGCCGTTGGCCTCGCTCTCGGTGGCGACACCGTAGCGAACCGGGACGGTCGTGGCCAGCGACGGGATGACCGACAGGAAGGCCTCGATGATATCGTCGCGGAGCCGCTCGGATTCCCATTCGCGCAGCATGTCGCGGGCCGCGTCCAGCAGGTTGATCTCCGTCTTGTAGGAGGTCGACTTGGGAACGCGGACGCCGTGACGACGCCAGTCGATGGAAATGGGGAAGTTGTAGTTCCCCAGCTGCTCTTCGTTGCCGTCGAGGACTTGCGACCCCGACACGCCCGAACCGCGCAGCTTGGTGATCAGCGGGATGTTGATCGTCTTGCCCGCTTCCTCCTGCAGTTCGCGCTTGGTCACGAAGATGTTGGTGGGACCCGCACCCATGTAGGGGCGGAACTTGGAACCGCGAACGTATTCGCTGAAGTAGGACGAAACCCACTTCTGCTTTTCGGAGGCGGTGGCGAGGACCGTTTCGGCCATCGTCTAACCTTTCTGGCTGTGTATCAGCCGAATTCGCTCTCGAACGGGTCCTTCACAACAACGGTGCTGTGAGGACCGCCCGCCGAAGGTGCCGCAGCGATGCTTCGGGGAAGGGGCGGTTTGGGAGCGGGTTGAGCAGGAGCCGGGGTGCTTCCACCGGCGGGTTGGGGGTCCGGGTTCTGCCCGTCTTGGGAGGCCTTCCAGGCCAAGAACGCCGCATACTCGGGGTCGCCATGGTCGGTGGGCGTCTTGGCGGCTTCCGCCTCCTCATACGCCTTCATGGCGGCACCGTAAGGGTGCGGCTGGGAGAAGATCGACTTGGCGAATTCGACGTCGGCATCGAAACGACCCTTCGCCCATTCCATCATGGCCTCGACCTTCTCGTCGCCGTGCTTCTCCCGAGCCAAAGTCTCGGAGGTGTTCAGGCGCTCGTTGATCAGGGCCATGGTTTGCTGGCGCTGGATGTATTGGGCGTGTTTCACCGGCTCCTTGATGGGGTCGGGGATATCCGCCTTCGCTGCTTCGGCCTGACGCGCGGCTTCGGCGGCTTCCAGACGCTGGAGACGTTCGGCTGTCTCCCGCTCTTTCTTCCGCGCGGCGTCGAGCGCCTTCTTGGGGACCATCTTGTCGGCCCCCTCGCCAGCGGCTGCCGGGTCCTTCGGGGTCCCGTCCTCGTTGAATTCTCCTTCGCCAGCCGGGGGTTCTTCTCCCGACTTGGGGGCTTTGCCTTCGGTGGCGGGCTTCGCCGGGGCCGAGGGAGCAGGCTCCTTGCCCGTGGTCGCATCCGCAGCCGGGGCGGCGGGGGTTTCCACAGGGGCGACGAACTCTTCGTCGAACAGGGCGTCTTCCAGATTTTCGTCAGCCACTTGTCTCACTCCTAGCCCGTAACGGCGGCTTCCCGAACGCCCGAATGCCCGGCGGCGGCTGTAGAAGGACGGCTCCTACTCCGTATCGCCCGATTGGCCCCCGGCGGCGGGGTCGGTGGCTTGGGTCAATTTGAGGGCCGTATCGATGGCCGCCATTTCGGTCCTTGCCTCCTCCGTTTCGACCCCCGAAAGCGTTTTGTCCGCTTGGGTGGCCGTTCGGATGGCTCCTTGCTCCGCTGCCGCCGTCTTGGCGGCTCCGGTAGCGTCGTTGAGGCGGGTTTCGGAGGCCGTGAGCGCCAGTTCCGCTTGCAGGGCGGCGTCTTGCTTGGCCTCTTCCTTCGCCTGTTGTTCCTGCGCCGCCTTCTGCATGGCCTCCTTGTGCGCCTGAATTTTCTTGATCAGCTGGCGCTTGCGGGGGAGGGCGGTCATTTCCAGCATGACCTCGAAGGGGACCTCCTGCGCGTATTGGGGGTTGGACGACACCATGTTCCGGAGTTCGGTCAGCTGCTCCGCCATGATGGTGGCGGTTTCAGGGACGGTATCCAACATGATATCGACGTCCATTTCGGCGACGACGTTATCGTATCCCAGCACTCCCGTAAGGTCCATCGGAGGAGCCGAAGGTAGCACCGGTTGGCCACCCCCGTCAAGCGGCGGCGCTTCCATGCCCAGCTGTTGCATGCCAGCCATGGCCATCATGGTGGCCGGGTCGACGGGCGGGGCGCTTGGGGCCATGCCGGACCCCATGGGCGCGACCGGGGGCGCTCCCATACCCATCCCCGGCCCCTCGGGGGCCATCGCGGCGGGGTCGACCGGCGGGGCGACCTTGGGCTGGTTCAGGCCGACGAAGCGGGGGTCTTCGATATCGTCGGTGACCCTAATCCACATGGGTTCCGTCCAGTATTGCTTGCAGCGATACCAGATTTGCATGTAGACCCGCAGTTCCCAATCCTCGAACTGGTCCAGCGGAACGGCCAACTCGACCAGACCGGCCTGTTGACGGGCCAGCAGCGCCCTTCCCGACGTATCGGAGCCTTGCCGACCCAGCATGGCTTGGTTCGGGCTGAAACGCTCCATTTCGTTCTTGGCTTCGGAGAGCAGGGCCATGTTGCCCGCGCTCTTGTCGGTCCCGCTGACCTTCTTCCAGCCATACGGAATGACGCCATCGGGCCGCGCGGCCTCGATACGGGCGTTGTCTGCCTCCACCTCGATGGCGGAGGGGTCCGACGCTTCGATCTGGCTGCTCGAAACTTCCCAGAGCGCCTTGGAGCGGCGCTTGTTGATTTCGTCCTGAATGGGGCGCAGGTCGTCGCCGTAGCCCATCCGCTCGTTGTCGATGGTGACGTAGCAGGATTGGGCGGCGATGGGGTTGCAGGGGCGCTTCTTGTCGTCGAGATAGGGGCTGATGCCTTCCTCGATGATGCCGCCTTCCCAGAACTTGCAGAAATGCCACGTGCCCTTGCAGCGCTCGTAGATTTCCACGACCATCAGGCGCTTGGTCTTGGTGTCAATCCAGCCCTGATCGGTCGGGCGGTCGTCGAACGTGTCGTCCGAGCCGTTCCCCGCGCTCAAGCCGCCCGCTTGGCCGGTGTCGATCGCCGCGTCGATTTCAGCCGAGAACGCGCTGTCGTCGTCCTTCATGCCCTTCACTTCGTCGGCATACATCCACTTCGCCAGACCCATGTAGCGGGCGTCGGAATAGTCCGGCGAGCGGCTCCGGGGGTCCGCGAAGAATTCTTCCCAGCGAATGGGGATGAGGTCGGGGTCGCCGTCCTCGTTCACGCCCACCGAGATAGCGCAGGTGCCGCCCAGCAGGTATTCCTTCATCCGCTGGACCTTCGTGAACTTGAAGCGGTTCCGTTGGGTCACATAGCGAAGGCAGTCGGTTGCCACGTCCGAGGCGTCTTCATCGCCGGGGGTCCGAGGGTAGGCGCGGGGGTCCGTCCGTGATCGTGAAACCACCCCGAGGATGCCGTTGATGGCCACCCGGAAACGGTTGATCACGACGTCGGGCTGGCCGCGCTCTTCCAGCTTGGAGAGTTCGTCGGCGGTCAGTTGGTCGCCGTCGTAATACTTGAAGTTGAGTTCGGACTTCTTCCGACGCTCTTGCGTTGTGGACATGTAGTCCCGCAGACGCATCTTCCAGTCGGCCAGCGTCTTGGGGGACGTGTAGCCGGGTTCCTTCGGGCGTTCCGACTGTTCCGGGTCCGCGACGTCGGCGAAGAGGTTGTCAGCCATCACATGACCTTCCAGTTAGAGACGGGTTTCTTACGCAGACGCGCCCACCGATCAATGATCGGGGCCTTTTCCTTCTCGACGGGCATCGAGCGGATTTTCGCGTTGATCGCGAACTCGCCGAAGGCGTCGGCGGCGTGGCTGTCTTCGTTGTGGAGGGGGCCGGTGAAGACCCCCATGGACTGGTTCCACTTCTTGCGATACTGCTTGAGGTGGTCGGAGCCAACCTTCGTGCGTTCGTCGTGGAACCGGCAATAGGGGAGGACCCGGCGGACGGCGTTGATGCGCTCTTCGGGGTCCCGAGCGATGCCGACGCGGATTTTGACCAGCCCCAGCTTGTGAAGCGTCTGCTTCCGGGTATGTCCACCGGCCCCGATTTCGCGCACCATAACGTCATGGGGCAGGTAGTGCATTCCGTAGGTGTATTCGCGGCTGCGCTCGTTCTTCATCGCCTCTTTCACGATGGTGTCGAGGCCCGCGTCCGACGTTTCGTAATAGTCGATGATGTTGATGTAGTCTGCGAAACGCTGGAAGAACCAGATCGAAGTATAGTCGTCGATGCCCAAATCCCACGCGGTGTCCACGAGTTGGTTCGGGTCGTGCGGGAAATGCCCAATGCGGCCCGCCGTCTGCAGGGTCTGCATCTGCTCGTTGTAGTAGGACCCCGGAACGGCGCTGTCGAAGTCCACCATGTATTCGGAGTTGAACTTGGCTTCGCCCTCGGCGTAGGAGCCGCATTCGTCGATGATATCCTGCTTTTCCTTGGCCAGCTGTTCCGGGGTGAAAACGCTGGTCAGGGTGGCGGGCATCCGCATCGTGAACCACTCGGGGTCCTTCTCGCGGGCCTCGAAGGCGCGGGTGGCGTGGTTTCGTCCACGGGGGGTCCAGATGAAGATGGCCCAGCCACCGTTCTCCAGAAGAATAGGCCGGATATAGGCCCAAGCATCGGGCCGCGCCAACGCCCACTCGGAAAATACGACCCCAATGGGAGGCGAGCCAACAAGCGAATCATAGTTGTCACTCCCGAGAACTTGCCACGTGGACCCGTTCTTGAACTTGATCATCATGTCCTGCTCGCGCGTGGACGCTCTGATTTCCTTCGGGAACGCTTCGTCGATACGCTTCTTGCCCGTCCGGGGGTTGATGGCGTCCCAGATGGCCTTCCGGGCCTGACTTGCCTCGGGCAGCATGTGCCAGTAGGTGCCAACCCGTTCTTGGGAGGCAACTGCCGCCCTGTGAAGGGACACGTCGTCCTTGCCCCAGCGCCGGTGGGCAACCATGTCCGCGCGGGTTCCGCCCCGGTCCAGGTAATGCCAGAGCGGCATTTGGTCGGGTCGCGGCTCCCAACCCATGTTGGGAAGGGTGACTTGGACCTTATTGGCCATCCGGCTCACCGAACTTCCGCACGGTGATCACGATATCCCCGTCCTTGCCGCTGCCCGAAACGCCGGTCGTGTAGCCCCGGCCCTTCCCGAGGGTCTGGAGGATAAACCGCTCCGCCGTCGGGTCTTGCCCCGACCTCACACGCTTCCGGTGGTTGCTTTCGGCCTCGTCGATGATATCCTCGTTGAGGTCTTGCATCAAGGAGGCGAGGGTCGGAGAGCGGTCAATCCGTTCCTGTAGCACTTCCCGACGCATATCGAGGGCGCGGGCGGCTGCGGACTTGTTCCCGTCGGCCTCGACCAAGGCGTTGTAGATATCGCCTTCCGACACCCTCGGCGTGTTGACGCGGGGTTCGATGGTGCCTTCGACGGGAACAAGATCGGCGGTCGACATACCCGGAGGGTAGCACGGGCCGGGCCGCGCCGTCAATGGACTTCGGATTGTGGGGAGGAACGGCTACCGGGCGGCAGAGGGGTGTTACCCGAGCCGCCCGTTAACCTAGCCTGTTTGAGCGACGGGAAGGCTACTCCCTGCAGGGGTTGCGAACCCGCTGCTACCTGTATCGCGCCAGAATGGCGGCGGTTTCTGCGTCCGTCAGGGGCCTGTTCGGCCTCGCGGCTTGGGTGCGCTGAACGGCGGCCCGTCCCGCTGCTTCCCGATTGGCTCGCCTCTGCGCCGCCGCGCGTTCCTCGGTATAGGATTGCGTGTTGGGGCGGGCCGGGGCTGCGGGGGCATTCCGGCGCGGAGGAGGGGACCCGCGACCGTTCATCGCGTTGATCAGGGGGGCGAAAAGGCCGTTCTCTTGCTGCACGTTCGCCTCCAAAATGGTGGGAGGTGCCCCGAAGGGCTTCAGAGTTCACAATGTGCACTCACCGGGGCCTTGCCCCCCGCACCACGTTTAGAGACGGTGGCCGAGTCTAGATTGCAGGGTATCACCTCCTGCGGGTCCTGTCAAGCGGTGACGGAAGGGACCCGAAAGCGCTGACGTAGGGAGGGGTATTTCGGGACGCGGGTCCCTTTGGTGAATACAAATTGGAACCGGTCCACGGGCCGCGCCAGAGGGGTATTAGGGTTGGGTCCCTCCTCCGATCTAGGGCCGGGCAATCCCCCCATATGGGTCGCGCGCGCCGTTGGGTCCCCCTTGCAACATACCATGTATCTCGAAGGACACGTGGCCCGGTTGCCGCGCCCCTGTGGCTTCTTTGCACGTGCAAGCATCGTGCCAGCCGCCCGGTATTCGCTTACCGTGTTGCATCGTGGGCACATGGCTTCCCCTGCTGGCCCGCCGATGCGTGGCCCCCCTTGACACGCCGCCCGGCCTGTGCTACGCGCGCGCCCCCGCCCGGCGCGCGGTTGGTATGGTGTCGGGTCGCGGGCTTCTGTAACACGGCGTGATCGGCGTTAACCACGCTCGGGGCTTGCGGGCTTCCCCGGCTTGTGGTATGGTGGGGCATCGAACAGGAGCGACCCCGATGACCGAAGCCACCGCCTACCGCAGCCCGTCCGCCGATCTGCCCGCCCGCATCACGAACCGGGCCACGGGCGAAGTCCGCACCACGACCATGGAAGCCGCCGCCGCCATCGCGGGCATCGACACGGACGACGCCGCATGGGCCATCGAAGAGGAAGGCCGGGCGGACGCGACCGACGACCAAGGCACCGACTGGACCATCCGCGCCGCCTAGCGGCTTCCCCCGACCCGAACCACGAGGAACCACGCCCATGCCCGCCCCCACCGATGCCGTCCTGAACGCCCACGCAGCCCAAGCCGCCGCCCGCTACGGCCCGCGCACCGGGCCTTCCCCCCGCTCCGTGTGGATAGCCACGGGACCGGACGACCTCAACGAGCAGCCGGTATGCGTCGTCGGGGACACCGAAGCCGCCGCCCGCGCCGCGTTCGTCGACGTCCTGGAAGCCTACGGATGGGATACGGACGAAGCCGAGAGCCACGTGCGGCATCGCGTCGTGACCATGGAACGCCCGATCTGCGTGGAACGGTAGGCGGAAGCCCGCAACCCGCGCCCCGAAGGACCGAGGAGGGGCAGCCCGTGGCCCGGCCCCGTGGCCGCCGTGCGCTGGTGGTGCGGGCGGCACACCTGCTCGGCCATACCGCGCCCCCTGCTCTTGGTTGTCCGTCTCTCTATGGGGGGGGGGGGGGGGGTGGGGGGGGGGGGGGGCCCCCCCCCCCCCGGGGCCCCGGGCCCCGGGGGGGGGCCCCCCCCCCCCCCCCCCCCCCCCCCCCCCCCCCCCCCCCCCCCCCCCCCCCCCCCCCCCCCCCCCCCCCCCCCCCCCCCCCCGC